ACGGCGATACCACCTACTTCAGGTGGACCTTCACGGACATCATCTGCTACATCCAGATCCACCATTGTTGCACGGTGGCGGTAGTAACTTGTAGCAATGTTGTCTGTCCAGTTGGTGGTCTTTGCCTTCTGGGGTCCGAAGCCGATGATACCAGCTTGAGCAGTAACGCTCATAGTTCACCTCTTATGTGCTTATAGCGATTAGAATATAAGCACTGAATAAAGAATAAGATTCCTAGATGAGCCCTTCTATAATCGCTTAGACAGGTTGACGCTCAGTAAAGAACTGCCACAAGATCTTTCCACGGAAGATAAACTGATTAGGAGTACCGCCACTTTCGAAGAATGTATTGCCGAAGCAGTACAGTCTTCCTGCGACTTCACCATAACTATCAGTCAATCCACCTATTCGACATTGCTCAATCTCGTTCTCCAATCTGCCAAGGATCTCGTAAGCCTTGTCGTGCGCTACGTTCTCCACATAGGCAGATGCGATGAAATAGCATTCAAGTCGAGCAACACCACGGCGTACCCAGATCTGTCCACCGCCGATTTCCCTAGGGGGAACATCAAAGGCGATGTCATCTTGCTGGCCGAGAGTGACGATCCCATCTCTGTAATCTGGATTCTCGTGATCGCCACCAGTAACGCCGATTTCGATTGGATGCTGGATCTTATCCGTCTGCAAGAGCCCTTTCTTTATAAGATCAGCCTTGGTTGTCTTGTCGGTAATATCAGTGATCATTGTCTTGGTAAGATGAGCGACAAGGGCATCCAGTACAATGTTTGTTATTTGGCTCATGCTCATGCTACTCCTATGCTAGGTGCGTCACGAAAGTATGTGGCATCGGCGGAATCCTCTGAAGCTCGTACTCAAAGCGCCTCAAGAAGTGATCGGCCATCTTCTGCTCGGTGTTGTCTCCAGGTTGCCCGGAGTCCACCTTGGTATTGAATTGCCTGATATTTGCAGACAGAACTGCTTTCTGATTCAAGCAATAGGATGCGCAGTAGAAGATAATAGCTGTGTTAGCGATGTCTGGGTAATCCATTACGAAGTCGTCAATGTTTAATCCCTCATCATCATAATCGTAATAACTCTCCAGCGTAGGCAGGCAAGGATCGGTGAAGTGACCAGCATAATATAGATCTACTCCACTGGTTATATCATTCATGAACTGAAGAGTTCCTGAAGGATATTCGAACCATGCGTTGCCCCAGGTATCAAATAGAGATCGATCGGCACGTATGTCCTGACGTGGGATAAACGTCTGGTAGTGCTGATCATAGATACCTTCAACAGCCATGAAATCAGATGGAAGCAGAGCAGTTGTTATGCCAACTCCACCGGAGTAGCTTACCTTGATCTGCTTCCATATTCGGATAGAAATTGCATCGAGGGCAGCACAGACTGCATCATAAAGAACGTCTGCACTGTAGATGTTCCCGTGAACGGGCACGTAGAGTCCTGTTTCAGGATCTACGGCGCCGGCACTATAAGTGTCGCCAAGCATCCTAATGATTCGTCCCTTCAGATCGCCAAAGTCCATGCTGCACCTCGATGATTGTACGATTAAATAGCGGTAGGAGCGATAACGCCACCAGGCTTTGGTAGAGATACAGCGAAGAAGTGAACCTCGAAGAAATGAGGCTCCCACACGTTGTAGCCTGCGATGATGTCCCAGACGTAGCGCCATACGCTATCGAAGTCGTCCACTGGACGAGGTTCGTAGAAGCGTAGAGGACGATTTACGTTGCCCATGATTCCACCGCGGGATCCAAGCACTAGGGCGAACCCAACATGCTGGCCCTTGGTTACATATGCGTAGTAGGTGCTCTGTCCACCAGAGGTCTTCGGAGTACCAGTGAAACCAGTCGCATATGGAAGCATGATCGGACGATCAACGCTGATGGTCATATTGGTGCTGTCGATGGAGATGATACGGCGAACGATTGTATCACCAGCAAGGAAGTCCACGCCATCTGCATCGGCGCCGGTTAGCGAGCTCTTCTTGGTGTGGATAGAGATCATGTCATTCACAGCCAAACCAGTAACAGCCTGGAGCTGGATGTGATGGGTCACGTTCTTCTGACCAACATACCAAGTACCGTCAACTGCAGTCGTGGTAGGATCAGGCGCACCATCACCCATGTTGATTGCAGCAGTAACACCTAGCTGATAGAATACCTTACCAGCGTTGTAAAGCACAGCGTTGTTGATGCCGTACTTATCGTTCGGGTGCTCAACGAAACGAATATTCTTGAAAGCGCCGATCTCGTACTTCAGAGTTCCCTCGCCGTGATAGATGAAGGCATCACGCCACATGCTTGCTTCGTTCTTGCTTGCATTGGCTAGGGACTGGAAGAAGTCGTAAATAGCACCAGGCGGAATCGTGCCGAGCTTAACATTGGCTTGACTTCCGGGGATTACTGGACTACCGATCTGGCCCAAGCGCAGGTTCCAGGCGTTTGCAGCTTCGATGCCAAACGTGCAGTCACTGTCAAGGGTAGCAAGGGAGGTAGCATCCCCTGCGTAGGTCCAGTAGCTCTGAGGACCCTTCAGGTAGGCGTTACGGCTCAACAGCTCGATCTTGCGCTTGACGTTGTTGCCGAGAACACCACGAAGCAATGGGCGCCAGTCGCGTCCACCGCTGCTCTTCCACATCTGGAAGATATTGTCAGACTCATGGAGCTGCACCTTGTCACCGTAGCGAGCTACAGTCAACTGGCGTAGTCTAGAGTCCACACCCGCAGGCACCGGAATATACTCGGCGGTGTAAGCGATCTCATCGAAGTTTACATCACCTTCCAGCACCTCGAAGAATTGACTGAACTGGGCACCAGTCTGCTGACTGCGGTCCATCCAATCAATAAGGGGTGTGTAGATAGTAGGCCCTTCCTGGAATTGCATCAGGATCTCTGGGACACGATCAGTCCAGAGGTTCTGGTCAATCACAGCAACGGGGTTCATGTTATAGAAATCTTCAAAGGCCATGTGGCCCTCCCGGGATTAATCCCTGAATGATTACTTGTCGAGCTATACCTTAACCTTGCTCAGTTCCAAGTATTTATCGAAGTGCTCTTTGTACGTCTTCATGTCGCCTTTGAGCACTGCATCGTTAGCTGCTTGAAGCTCTGCCGCAGCTGTGGCACCCTTAGCGTTCTGTTGCTCCCCACCAGCGCCAGCCGCCTTACTAACACCACCAGCAAGGAAATCCTTCTTGGTGCTATCAGAGGCTTGTTGCTGGATCCCGCTGATCTTGGCATTGAACTTGCCAAAGATCTCTTCGATCTTTGCGGGGTCATCATCTGGGCCGGTTTCTGGAAGCAAACCTTCTGCTTCAAATGGAGCAAGATTCGGAAACTTGCCCATAATCACGGAGGCTCTCTGGGTCTTTGCAGTGAGGGCATCCTTGGTCACTTCCAACTCTGCAAGCGTTCCCTTGAGAGTAGTGTGTTCCTTAAGGATCTTCTCATGCTCAGCCTTGAGCGGATCAAGCACTTTAGTCGTCTCTTCGAGTTGAGTCCTAGTGGCGACAAGGAGTTCATCTTTCTTCTGTAGGTCACCCTGCAGTGTCTTATACGCCTTGTGCTTCGTGACATCACTCAATTCAGCGATCTTGGCCTGAGCCTGCTCATAGAGTCCCTTATAATCTGTATTATCTTTCTGTTCCTGGCCCTCTTTCCCGGCGATCAACTCACCCGTATTAGGGTCGTACTTAGCATCTGTAGTCATATTGTCCTCCAAAGACAAAGTTAAATTGCGCCTGCCTTCTTATCGGCCTCCATTGCTGCGTGTGCTGCTGCCGGCAGGAATTTGGCAGCTCTGCGAATTATGGCACGCCTCTGAGCTTTGCTAGTATTGTGCCCACGCAAGCGGAGGGCGCTACGAGCTTGTGCCTGGTTCTTGATGGGGAAACGCTCATCGTGTGTGGCACTGTGCTCCTCGCGATCCTTCTGTGTTACTTTGGCCATAGTACACCTCCGAAGTTAAATACCGACCTGGCCTGGTCCTGCACTATCGGGCTGTTGGCTTAGCCCGAAACTTCCATGTCCCATTCCAGTTACCCCTTCCTTGCCCGTATGGGCTGCGGATTGCTGGTCTGGTTCTCCACCGGCAGATGTTTGTTCACCTGGTCGGGACTTTTGCGGGGTTCCCGACCCAGACTTACTGCCCTTCTTA